ACACAATGACCAATCCATATGATGCGGATACCCCGCTGTGGCAGCTTCACGAAAACATGGTCTCCGCCGAACACGTCGCTAGGGCTTATGCCTCCGACGCCGAACGGTACACTAAACGCAGTCTGGAGATGAGGGATAAAGCTGACCTATATCGGCAGGCCATCGCTGTTCTTAATAACAGCGACCCTACGCTAACACCGAAGCAGGGGAGCATCTGAAATGACCGCGTATACTAGGGTAAGGTGCCGCTGCGGCAACGGTAAGGTCTCCACCTATGACGGTAAGTGCGCCCACTGCCGAACAAAGGAGGAGCAAAAGACGTACCACCGGATGCGCGAGCTAACCGCCACCGCAGGGGAACATTTGAAATGACCAAAGACGAACAGATTGCGGCGCTTGAGGCGCGGGTGGTGGAGCTTACTAAGCGCGTTGATGAGCTTGACGCGCTCGTGTATTTTGTCCGCACGGACATACGTGACTACCGCAGGGCAGCGTTAATGCGGTCGGCTGGCGTTAGGCTCAATAAGTTTGCCCCAGATCAATCACTCTTCCCCTAAACAGGGGATGCGGGATGCCAAACACGTCAACCAAACTGACATATAGCCCGGCATATGTTAAAAACCAGCCGACTTTTTGACATAAGGACAGGATTAAGCACGGTCACGATTGCTAGAATTACCGACACGACGCCGGAGTCATGGGATGCACTATGCTAGGCCGTCCTGGTTGGAACTCAGACTAGAAAAAGGAGCAATGATGTGGGAAAAACTTCAATCTTATTGCTGCTAGCAGCAGCGCTGATAACAATGGCAACGATCTGCTTGTGGACGTTTGCCTATAACCTTGGCGCGATGGGCGCGGGGGTGATGGTATGATTTACGGGTCCGTCTGTAGCGGAATAGAAGCTGCAACTGTGGCTTGGCATCCACTAGGCTGGCAGCCAGCTTTCTTTTCTGAAATTGAACCTTTCCCCCGTGCGGTTCTTAATCATCATTATCCAGAGGTTCCTTTACATGGCGACTTTACCACCATCAAAACAAACCAATACCGACCAATTGACCTTTTGGTCGGAGGCACCCCCTGCCAATCATTCAGCATCGCAGGACTTAGAGGCGGAATGGACGACAGCCGTGGTAACTTGGCCCTTGAATTCCTTAAACTTGCTAAACTCCTTCGCCCTCGATGGGTGGTCTGGGAAAATGTCCCCGGCGTCTTGTCAAGCAACGGAGGACGGGATTTTGGTTCCATCCTCGCGGGCTTGGGGGAAGTCGGGTATGGGTTCGCCTACCGAGTTCTTGACGCTCAATATTTCGGATTGGCCCAGCGACGCAAGCGTGTGTTCGTTATCGGCTATCTTGGAGACTGGCGTCTTGCCGCAGCGGTTCTTTTTGAGCGCAAAAGCTTGCGCGGGGATCCTGCGCCGAGCCGAGAAAAGGGGAAAAAAATTGCCGATACCCTTAGCGTTGGCGCTAACCAATGCAGCGGGTTCCCCGGCGATTTTACCGAGCACTGCGCCGACATAGCCCCAACCCTTAACGCCAATTTTGGGAAAAACCAGGGGATTGATAATCAGCATATTGACGGGGGGGGGCTGTTTGTTGCCGCCGATTGCAATGTGTCTGAACGCAGGGGCAATGGGGAGGCAGGATGCCGAGAGCGAGACCCTGATCCCAACCAACAGGTGCGGCGAAGGCGGCGCTCAAGCCTATTCAATTATGCCCATGAATAGCGGGCGTGACTACAGGGCTCGCGCGGTTGATGTTGCCCAGCCGCTTATGGCGGGCGGACCGGTTGGTGGCAACCAGGGTGGGGACGTGGTTTGTTTTGCAGCAAACCTTAGCCAGCAGCGCCCACAAGCGGGCGGTACATACCCCACCCTGATGCGGGCAACACACGCCGCCGTTGCAATTCATTCATCTGTCCGCCGCCTGACGCCAACCGAGTGTGAGCGGCTACAGGGCTTCCCAGACGGTTACACGGCTATCCCGTATCGCGGCAAACCTGCCGATCAGTGCTCAGACGGCCCGCGCTACAAGGCGTTGGGCAACTCAATGGCCGTTCCTGTCATGCGCTGGATTGGCGAACGGATTCAAAAAGTAGAAGAAAAAACGAAAAGGGGCACCACATGACACAAGATTTTTGGACACAAGAGCGCGTAGACACCACTGTTCGGATGCATTTAGAGGGGTTCTTCCCTACCGAGATTGCCAAGACCATAGGCGCGGAAACTCGAGACATGGTGTGCGGCAAGTTGCGCCGCTTGCGCAAAAGCGGCGTGATCAACCCCGCCAAGCGTGTTCCCAGAACGGGAACCCTGGCTAAGCGCCCCATGCGTAAACGCTTGGTCCTACCCGCTGCTGCGCAGCAGGTTGCACCACCGCCGCCCATTGCAAAGCCCTTGGGCGAACGCGCAGCCATTCTAAGCCTTGTCCCTAAAGATGGATGTCGCTGGATTACGGAGACTTTTGCTCCTGGTCACGGAGACGATGCCATCATGTGCGGCGACTTTCAGCAAAGAGGTTCTGCCTTCTGCGCTCACCACGCCACACAGGCACGTAGGCCTGCTACCACTAAGGTGCATCAAAGTGGCTGGCGTAGCGTGGTTAAGCAGGCCATCTATTATGCCGAGAGGGCCTAACCCAGTGGCTAGACTTCGAAAACTAACAGACGCGCAGGTATACGCCATACGCTCTGAATACGTTCCTTATTGCCCTGAAAATAACGCAACGAAAGTGGCAAAACGCCACGGCATAACGCCAGATAGTGTGCGTTATCTGGCGAGAGGAAATACCTATAAGAACGTGCCTCACCCAGATAAAGCTTCTAAGCCTAAATTTAGTCTTCGAAAACTAACGGATGACCAAGCGCACGATATTCGACTGCGATATGTGCGCGCGTCGCATACCCACGGAATTAAAGCCCTGGCGCGGCAGTATGACGTAAATCCCGATTGTATCCGCGACATAGTAAGAGGATACCGATATAAGAACGTACCATTCCCAAAATAGGGGAATAAATAAAATTGGCTCTTGACAATTTTTGCGCGTCGCAGCAGAGTAGGCGCGTGGTCATTTGATACTCCCCTCCCCGACTAGCCCGTCCCTACTCTGTAGGGGCGGGCGTTTCTTTGTACCATACGCGTTTGGGCTTCCCATCTACGCGCTTCACGCCCATCACATAGCCTGCGTCCCGAAGTACCTTGCCGATACGGCGTTGATCCGTGTGCTTAGCTAGTCTTGCAGGAATATCCAGCGCGCCCCTGGCCACGTCCAAAGTCGTAAACATTCCTGTCTCACGGTGCGTCTCCCCCTCTAATGTAGGAGAGTCCAGCCAAGTGTGGACAGCTTCGGTCCAGGTATCCTCAGCCTTATAACGCTCGTGTTCAACGCTAGACAGATTGTGTGCAGCCGACCACTCAACGCCGTTGGCAGCGAAGCGCACTGCGGCTTCGGCCCATAGCTGATCGCATACTGCTTGTATGCCCTGCACGTTGACGTCTGTAAATCCTGGCTGTACGCCAACAGCTAAAGGCAGCCAGCGACGCTCCCCCGTAGGGTCATCCAAGAAGTCATTATCGTTAGTGGTACCAAAAAAGACGCAGCGTCTTTTGAACACCGTGTTCATCTCGTCCCACTTAGGGGTCCACTCCTCGAAAGATCGTGTGACCCAAGCCTTAATCTCTTCGCGCTCTCGGCTACGCAGCCCGTGCAATTCAGGAAGCTCAACCAACATACGCCCGCGCATCTTGCGCGCCTTGTCTATATCCTTATCCGCGAACGACATATAGGCTGCGAACTCAGGGTCGGGCGACATAGCCGCCAGCCCCCGGCTCTTCCCCAAGCCTTGACGTCCCGCAAGGATGGGGACCATATCGGCCTGTATACCGGGGCACAAGGATCGCCCAGCCAGAGCTGTCCATGCATAGGCACCCACGGCTCGCGCATAGCCCCTAGCATCGTCTGCAACGCCGAAGTGATCAATCCAAAAGGTGTCTATGCGCGGAACACCATCCCATTTGAGAGACGCAATCCAGTCTTTTGCACTGTCCATCGTATGCTTACTGGCGTGGTGATGCACCATGTCGCGCATATGGTCCTTTTTGACAGTTTGGAACCCTATGGTTTCCAAGCGCAGCCTCAACTCGGTCAGATCGGTATCGGTGATAGGCACCCACACAGGGTGCTCTGCATCCACCGACCAAACAATCATCTCCTTAAACACGTCCTTGCGGATCATGACGCCCGCCATGTCGGCGCGCTCCAAAGCCATTTTGACATTAGTCAAATTGGCAATGATTGTACCGTTTTTAAGCCGAGAAAAAGGGGGCACGCCATCGGTATCTACCCCTCCTTCCTCGCTGCTAGGAGCGGCTGCTAATTCGGCAAACTGCGAATCGGTATACCCTATCTCGCACAAAAAAGCGGACTTAGGCAAATCGCGGCAGTGGTCATGCAGACACACAAAACTACCTTCGGCATACGAGTTCGTACCCGCAGGGAAATAGCAGGTAGATGTGTCGTTGTCGCGCCTCGGCTGAGAATGTTGGCTTTCAAAAGGACAAGTAATGACTATGCCGCCATTGGCAAGTTCACCCCATGTATCCCACTGCTTATAAATCCAGTTAGCAACAGGGTCCTTGACGTCGGCTATACGCTCACCGCGCTTGCGCGCAGACTGTACGCGAAGGTCCAGCGCGGACGTGTCAATATCTAAGGGCACCTGATCCCACAACCCTTCATACAGCCCAGAGCGCTTCCCTACCGGGTTAGAGCACCCAGTCTCAAACACTGGTGCAGATGTATAATGTATTTGGACCGACTGAAAGACAGAACGATCTAGCGGTAAATTGGCGCTAACCGCCCAGGCTCTTAGCTCCGCGCTCGTATACGGACGCTCTAGAAAAAACCATAAATGGGCCTTGAGTATGTGCGTCTTACCGGGAGTGCCTGCGCTGTTGGATAGCTGCCAGTGGAAAGAAGCGTTTTGAAACGGTGCGGGTAGGCACTCGTTTATATATTCTAACGCTGCATCTTCCGACTCAAGTAGGGGGTCGTTAATGACAGGCGCATAATTGTCGATCTCCACCAGCACGGTGTGCAATGGCTTGTCATCAAAATTATCAATAATTCGCCGAGCCGACCGACCTAAATCAATTTCGCTCTTAGGGGTGCCGCGTATGATACACGCCTTACTGTCCGACTCTAGCCGGGACAATAGTGCGGATAGTTCGTGAATATCGGTAACGTTATGCTGGGAAACGCTAAACCATTTGGCCAGATCGTACTGTTGAATGGTCCCGTCGGCGAGCCATACCTTGCACATGCGTTGTGAAGGCGAGCGAAGAACTGTTAGTTGATCAGCCATTGCGCGCCTCTGCAAGTGAGTTTAGCCAAGCGTTCACCTCATCTTCGAGCCATAAGCTGCGAGACCCGAGCTTAACAGGTCGGGGGAAGCTGTGCTTGCGCATAAGCTCATAGATAGTGGGCCGGGCTATAGACAGCCGCTCAGCAAGGATTTTAGCAGAAAGTAAATTGTTTTTGGACATGTATCCTCTCGACACTTGCATGTGTCATGCGTGTCTTAGCATGTCCACTTTTGACGTAATCTGTCAATAGGTCTAGCACGTCTTAGCGATATAATTAGCGATGTTAAATGCGCGGTAGGTAGGTTGACAGCGCGTCGTCCGAAATGTTACCTGCGCTAAAAAAAGCGCGCATTTTAGGATAGACAAGCTCTTGGCGCGGCGTGCCGTACAACTGTTCAAGCTTGATTGCTTGCCGAGGAGGTACACCACGTGCCCTGACCCAAGTGTATACGACTTGGCGCGACACGCCCAGAATTTCAGCCAGCGCTGCAATGCTGCCAACCTTTTGAACAATCTTAAAGAGCGCCGAATCATAAATTTCGGGATCAAACATATAGGGGTCTCCGCTAAACTCAAGCCCATATAACCTTTGACAGCAGTTGACGCAAGAATATATTTTTAACCGAGCCTGATTTGCGCTTGACAGCCTCAACGGCTAAGTTTAATCGAGTTTACAAGCGCAGGAGAAACATACTATGTACAATAGGGATTACTACCGAGTGTTGGACGACGAAGATTTTTTGGAAACCATGCACTGCGTCCAGTCCCCAACTCCCGAGACCTTTGCGGCCTGCGTGGAGCGCATAGAGATGTTAATCGAAAAGCTTAAACGCCCTGAATCCGAAGATTAGTCCTGAGAGGAGCACACATGTCCGACTTCCCTGTTTCACTATACATTACAGCCCGCAATCTTGAAGAATTGAGGGCCAAGGTTGCTAACGCCTTGGGCGATGTATTGATCCCCGAAGCGGCTTACGCTGGGCAAAAGCAGTCTTCACTACCGAAGTCCGAACAAAAGGCATCACCTGCCGATAAGACTAAAGACGCGGTAAGCGACGTATCGAGCGACGCTTTGAAAGTTGAGGCTGAGGCTGAAGCTCAAAATGAATTGGATTACGAGCGGGACGTCAAACCTAGGGTTCTGCAAATTTCTCGCAAGTTCGAACGCGCAGGCGTAGAAGAGTTGCTTAAGCCTTTTGGGGTTGCTAACGCCAAGCTCGTACCCGCTGAACAATACGCTGAGCTTATTGCGGCAGCGGACTTGATGCTAGGGGTTGCCTAGTGGGCAGTCACGCACGCCTCAGCCCTAGCGGGGCGCATCGCTGGATGCGTTGTCCAGGGTCCTTGCTGCTCGAAGAGAAAATTCCCGACAGGGGGTCAGTATTTGCCGATGAGGGGACTCTGGCGCATGAGTTTGCGGCACGTCTGCTCGTAGGCGAAGACACTGAGGAACTGCGGCAAAATAAGCTGTTTAAGCCTGAGATGATCGACTACGTAATGGACTACGTTAAACTCGTCGCTGAGTACGCCGAAGGCGGGTCTCTGCTCGTAGAGCAGAAGGTTAATTTCAGTACGGTAGTGGGCGTGCCGGATAGCTATGGCACTTCAGACGCTGTGATCCTGCATGAAGATCGCATGACCATTATTGACCTAAAATACGGCATGGGTGTCAAGGTCTACGCCTACGAAAACGACGTAGATTGTACGACGCAAGGCAATGAGCAGCTCATGCTCTACGCTTTGGGCGCACTCTACGAGTATGAAATGCTGGGCCAGTACACTTCAGTGACGATGGTGGTGCATCAACCTCGCCTCAATCATGTCAGTGAGTTCAGCACGACTATCCCAGAATTGATTGCTTTTGGCGAAAAGGCTAAGGCTAAGGCCGCAGAGGCCTTAGCCCCCAACGCTGCGCTGGTGCCAGGTAGTAAGCAGTGTCGGTTCTGCAAGGCTAAAGCGACCTGCCCAGCGCTACTGGCAGATATAGAAGAAGAAACTCGCGATTTCTTTTCTGGTATCGGCGTAGATGATAGCGTTGACGACGAAAAACTCGCAAAGTCCATGGCTTCAGTCGATACGATTGAACAATGGTGCAAAGCTGTAAGGGCAGAAGTTGAAAGACGCTTGCTTTCTGGGAAAACTGTGCAAGGCTTTAAGCTTGTAGAGGGTCGCCAAGGCAACCGCGCTTGGACTGATGCCAATGCCGCAGAGGAAGCTTTGAAAAGCTTCCGGTTTAAAAAGGAAGAAATGTATGATTTTAAGCTTATCAGCCCTACGACGGCGGAGAAGCTTATCAAAGACAAATACCCTCGCCGATGGGAAAAGATGGAAATGAACATCTCACGTGCGAAGGGTTCACCGTCTGTGGCACCTGCCACTGACCGAAGGCCCGCAATTGCGGTGACCTCTGTAACGGATGCATTTGCGGCACTCGCCGACAATGCTTCAGACTAATAGCAAACTGCAAACTGCAAACTGCAAGGAGACTAAAATGGAAATTATTTTGCGAAATGTGAGACTGTCGTTCCCGGCTCTATACAAGCCAGTTGCCGTGGGTGATAGCGAACCGGCTTTTGGCGCTAAGTTTATTCTCGATCCTAAAAGCGAAGATGTTGCTAAACTTCGTAAGGTTATCGAGGAAGTAGCTAAGAACCAGTGGAAAGACAAGGCTGAAACCGTACTTAAGAGCTTGAAAAACGATAAGCGTGTCTGCCTAAGCGAGGGTGAATATCTCAATAAGGACGGCACACCTTACGATGGGTACGAGGGTATGTTTCACGTCAATAGCCGAAGCGCCAAGATGAAGCCCACGGTAAAGAACAAGTTTAACGCCACAGTGGACGAGGGTGATCCTGGAGCACCTTACAATGGTTGCTATGTCCACGCAGCTTTGGACATTTGGGCGCAGGACAACAAGTACGGTCGGCGCATCAATGCCACGCTTCAAGGTGTAATGTTCGCCAAGGATGGCCCCGCGTTCAGCGGCGGACGCCCGGCTACGGACACCACCTTTGCGGACCTAGCAACTCCCGAGGGTGAAGAGGACTTCGTTTGATGGAGACTATCGGCCACAACACTGAAGCTGCTGGTCATCTAAGGGCTTTCGTTGAGCGATTGGAGACTATCGACGACGCCCGGCGCGCAGAAGCTACCGCTTTTGGTGAAGTGCTTCAGGAAGCAAAAAGCGAAGGGTTTGACCCTAAAATCTTACGTAAGATTGTCGCTCTGCGCCGACAGGACGAAGGTAAACGCAAGGAAACCCAACAACTGTTAGACATCTACGCTCACGCGCTAGGTTTCGATCTGTTCTAGGGGTAGGCGGGCAGCCGAGGTCACACGGCTGCCCGTCGCACTTTAAAAAGGAGACGGCTTTGCGCGACGAAAAAGACATTTTAGATACATTGCCAGACGCGCCTAGCTTTGAGCAACAAGCCGAGCACATACGCGAGTTGCGCAGTTATGTGCGCAATCTGCGCAACACTATTTTTGAACAAAATAAACTCATATACGATCTCTACAAGGAGCGAGAATTTGCTAGAGGGAATTTCTAGTGGCTACGCTGTTTTTTGACTGCGAAACCTACTGCGAGACGCCAATAACTCACGGCACCCACGCATATGCGGAGGGAGCTAGTGTGATATTGGCGTCTTACGCGTGGGACGACGAGCCTGCCGCGTGCCTGGACATGACCGACGGCTCTACATCTTTAGCCGATCTGCAAAATTTAATGGACAAGGCTGATACGGTCGTCATTCAAAATTCGGCTTTCGACCGTACCATATTGCGTCACGTCGGCGTCAATCTGCCCGTGGAGAAGGTTCACGACACTATGGTGCAAGCGCTGTCGCATAGCCTCCCCGGCAGCTTGGATAAACTTTGCCAAGTGCTGAATGTTCCTACCGATTTGGCCAAGGACAAAGACGGTAAGCGGCTTATCCATCTGTTCTGCAAACCGCAAGCTGCTAATCGGAAGATCAGGATTGCTACGCGCCTGACGCACCCGGCGGATTGGGAGCTGTTCAAGAATTATGCGCGGCTTGATATTGAGGCCATGCGCGAGGTTTATAAGCGCCTGCCTAAGTGGAACTATGCGGGGTCGCAGTCTAACAGCCGACGCGATGAACTTGAGCTGTGGCACCTGGACCAGAAGATCAATGACCGGGGCGTAGCTGTTGATACCGAGCTGGCATCCGCTGCGCTGAGAGCCGTGGAGCGTTTGCAAAAGCGCTTGGCTAGCGAAGCTAAAGAACTCACAGAGGGGCACGTAGAAGCCACGACGCAGCGCGATAAGGTCATTGCTTATCTAGCCGATCATCTCGGGTATGAAGTCGAAGACCTAAAAGGGGCTAGCATAGAGCGCATTCTTGAAGAGACGCAGTTACAGCCTGAAGTGCGCGAACTGCTGGCAAATCGGCTGCAAGCCTCGGCAACAAGCCCAGCCAAGTACAAGGTGCTGCTACGTGCAGTATCTAAAGACGCTAGGCTGCGCGGGTTGCTACAGTTTTGTGGCGCATCTAGGACGGGTCGTTTTGGAGGTCGTGTATTCCAGCCCCAAAATTTGCCCAGGCCAGTAATCAAAGGCGCGGCGGTAGAAGAAGGTATCGAAGCGCTCAAGGCTAATACCGTTGACCTATTGTTTGATAACGTCATGGATATTATCACCTCGGCCATTCGCGGGTGTATTGTCGCTGAAAAGGGTAAGAAACTTGTTATTGCCGACCTATCAAATATTGAAGGGCGTATGCTGGCTTGGCTTGCAGGCGAACAGTGGAAGCTAGATGCTTTTCGCGCTTACGATAACGGCACAGGCCACGACCTGTATAAGATAACTGCCGCAAGTATTCTTAACAAGAAACCCGAAGACATAACTAAAGACGAAAGACAAGTTAGCGGTAAAGTGCCGGAATTGGCTTGCGGATTCCAAGGAGCACTCGGTGCTTTTAAAACAATGGGCGCATTGTACGGGCTAGAATTACCGGACGTTACTGTTATCGGGATCGTTAAAGCTTGGCGCAAAGCCCATCCCAACATTACTAAACTGTGGTATGGCCTTGAAGAGGCTTGCCGAGATGCGGTTAGCTCACCAGGTGTAGTTAAGCGCGTCGGTAAGCTAGCCGTACAGCGCGACGGCGCATGGCTGCGTATTAGGCTACCTAGCGGTCGGTATCTTTGCTATCCGGGCATTGAGTGCGATGAAGCGGGTAAGCTATCCTATATGGGTGTAAATACCTATACTAAGAAGTGGGAGCGCCTTAAGACCTACGGCGGCAAGCTTACTGAGAATGTCACGCAAGCGGCTAGTCGCGACGTGCTATGCTACGGTATGCGATTGGCCGAAGAGACTGGGTACAGTGTCGTGCTGCATGTGCACGATGAACTGATCTGCGAAGTGCCAGACAGCTCGGAGTTCAACGCCAAAAGCCTTGAGGTTATTATGGCTACCAATCCGCCTTGGGCTGATGGCTTGCCGCTAGCAGCTCAAGGCTTTGAAACTTACCGTTACCGAAAGGAAGATTGATGGCTGGTGAGAGTATCGTAGAAACCTATTTGGTTAATCGTGTCGAAGAGACGGGCGGCGAAAGCCGTAAACTAAAATGGCTTTGCCGCAGACACGCTCCAGATCGCTGGGTAATGTGGCAGTTTCCGCGTTGCGCGTTTATCGAAGTCAAGGCCCCCGGAGAGAAACCTACGCCAGGCCAAATGCGCGAGCACGAACGGCTAAGGGCGAGGGGCTATAAGGTTTACGTAGTCGATACCAAGGAAAAGGTGGACGCGGTTATTACTAAGATTTTATCTGAAAGGCTTACGTAATGGCTAACTACCGAGAGGAATTGGCAAAGGGCGTTTCGGTGGCAAGCCTGCTTTCTGAAATGAAAAACCCGGAACTTAAATTTCAACTTGCCATATTTGCTGCGAAAATCGTAAGGGCAATTGCGTACCTTAACCCCGACCCTATAATTGCTGCTGCAATCGAAGCCACGGAAGCTTGGGCGGCTAATCCAAACCCAACAACCTCAGCCACGGTGACCGCCTTGGACGATGAAGTTCGGAGAACAGTAATAATCGCAATGAAGGTAGCGGTAAACACCCCGCCCGATTCGGAAGCGCGTTCGGCGCGGTACGTTGCTTGGGCAGCATTGTGGATGGCGAAAAGCGCAATGGATAAATATGAAAAAGGGATACAAATGTCTGCTTGGGCAGGAGCGGTAACTGCTTTGGCGTCGAGAGTTGGTCTTACAGATCAGCGCATTGAAGAAATATTCTTGGAAGTCTTCGAGGAGACATGACGTGCCCCAAGGACGTGAAAAGACAACCCTAACCCCGTGCGTAGCGCCTGGATCGAAACCTCGAGACTGGATGACTCGCAGGTACGGTGAGTGCGCGTTTCCTATCGAAACGCCAGAAGGGTTGCTGTCCTGTTGTTTGCCGACCCTAGACGGCAGTTCATACTGCTCGGTGCACCACCGTGTCGTGTATATCGGCAAGCCTTCCCCACGCACAAAGCCTAAGGTGTTCTATTGAGACATTTTACGCCCCACCCCTATCAGCACGACATAATAGACTTCATACAAAGCAATAAGCGTTGCGGTGTGTGGGCTTCTATGGGCACGGGAAAAACCGTATCGACACTTACAGCTTTAGACCATTTGTCTATGGTCGAAGACGTGTTCCCTGCGCTAATACTTGCGCCGCTGCGCGTAGCGCGATCCACTTGGCCCGACGAAATAGGCAAGTGGACGCATACGAAGCACCTTAAGGTTAGCGTCATCACGGGGAACGCTAAGGAGCGTCAAGCAGCACTTGACGCTAAGGCAGATATTTACACTATGAACTATGACAATTTAGTTTGGCTGACCGAAACTTGCGGCGAAAACTGGCCATTCAAGACGGTTGTAGCTGACGAGTTTACGCGCTTAAAATCATTTAGGATCACCCAAGGATCAAAGAGGGCTAAAGCCCTAGGCCGGGTTGCGCACACTAAGGTGGACAGGTTTATAGGGCTTACCGGGACGCCATCACCCAACGGTCTAGCGGACTTATGGGGGCAGACTTGGTTTCTCGATAAAGGGGAGAGATTAGGTAGAAGCTTTTCTGCTTTTGAAAGCAGATGGTTTGCCAAAGGGTATGACGGGTACAGCCTAAAGCCTCTAAGCCATTCGCAGGGTGAGATTGAAGGACGGCTAAAGGATATATGTCTGACTGTAAGCGGGCTGCCGGTAGACGAGCCTATTCATAATTTCATTCATATCGATCTTCCGCCCGAAGCACGAAAACTATACCGCCAGATGGAAAAGGACATGTTTGCGCTTATTGAGGGCGAAGGGGTGGAAGCGCTCAACGCAGCGGCTAAAACCATGAAATGTTTGCAACTTGCCAATGGCGCTGCGTATTTCAGCGACGACAACAAGGAATGGAAAGAAGTTCATGACGAAAAGCTTAAAGCGCTGGACAGTATCATTGAGGAGGCTAACGGCGCACCAGTCTTGGTGGCATATAAATTTAAAAGTGATCTGTCCAGGCTACAGAAAGCTTTCCCTAAAGCTAGGCAGCTTGACGCTGATCCTAAAACGATACGCGACTGGAACGCGGGCAAGATACCTACTCTTCTAGCCCATCCCGCATGTCTGCATCCGAGTACGGAAGTGTTGACTGAATATCGGGGTTGGGTTAAAATAACGTCAGTAAGGCCCGATGAGCGGGTATACGATGGTGTTGATTTTGTTGGCCATAAAGGGTGTTATTTTTCCGGCACTAAGCCTGTAAGGGATGTTTTCGGAATACTTATGACCGAAAATCACAAAGTGCTTATTGGCGAAAAATGGGTAGAGGCTAAAAATGTACGAAATACTAGAAACGCTAAAAGAAAAGCGCGTTACGAGTACGCGGGAAATGACCCTTATCTTAGCAAGATGCTGTCATTGCAAAGCCGAAAGAACGATGTTGTTACAGAACGCAATTCGAGCCAACAAAAGCGCGCGAGCGTTTTGTCCGTCTTGCATAGAAAACACTTTCCACCGAATGACCGATACCCGGTTCTATTCAATATGGAAAGGAATGAAGGAAAGAGCGACGAACTTCGAGAACAAAGATTGGGCGCGTTACGGCGGAGCTGGGCGGGGCGTGTGCGAAGAGTGGCTAAAATTCGAAAATTTCTACCGCGACATGCACAAAGGATATTCGGACGATTTAACAATAGACAGGATAGACAATTCGAAAGGGTATTTTCCCGAAAACTGCAGGTGGGTGTCGAACTTAACGCAGCAGGCCAGCAAGAACAACAATCGAGTTATCCATTACTTAGGTCGCAACATGCACCTAGCCGAATTTTGTCGCGTGGCCAACGTGAGCAAGGGGGCTATGTCTCCACGTTTGAATGCGGGGATGAGCGCCGAAGAGGCGCTACTGGATTATGCAAGCAGCCGATACAAAAAGAACCGAAAATCTCGGAAGTCTACGATCTAGTTGATTGTGGGCCTCGCCATAGATTTCTGATACGGAACTCAAATGGTGAAGTGTTTATATCGCATAATTCAGCCGGTCACGGCCTTAACTTAGCCGAAGGCGGCAACATATTGGCGTTTTTCTCGTTGGACTGGAACTTGGAGGAGCACCTGCAAATCATAGAGCGGATAGGCCCTATGCGCCAAGCGCAAGCAGGTTTAGATCGTCCCGTATACGTTCACTATATTCTCGCCAAGGATACGGTGGACGATATGGTGCGCGAGCGGCTTCAAACTAAAAAGACTGTGCAAGAGATTTTGTTAGAGGCACTGAAAAGGAGCAAATGAGGATGCCGAAATATGAAACAAACATGCGCGTGCAGCACATACGTACAGGTAGAATTGCGACACTTCTTCTTTTTGAACGTAGGTACCAAGCTTTTGCTATGTGGAAGGTAAGATTTAACGACGGCGTAATACACAGCTTGGCTGAAGACGAATTAGAACAAGGCTTTATCATACTGCCTAATTCTGAAAATCACAAAAACACGATGGAAAACGCATCAAATCATCAGTTTAATGTGATGATGGGGTATACTTCTGCCCCTGATCTTCTTGCTAGGGCCGCAGCCCTCATGGCCGAGCGCGGCAAGCAATATGACAATTCTGAAGGCGAGCGGTCTATGGCCAAGACGGTAAAAGCGTTTAACGCAATCACCGGAAAGACACTATCCGAACCGGAAGGGTGGTTATTTATGCAAATCCTAAAGGATGTCCGACTGTTTAGTAAGCGTGAATATCACGCGGACAGCGCCGAAGATGGAGTGGCCTATTCGGCTTTAAAGGCAGAAGCCTATAGCAAACAAGGAGCGAAATGATGGAAGAGGCACTGGCACTGATAAGCCTTGTATTGTATTTTGCATGGGCGGATAGATTTTGCGGCGGCGGGTTTAATTGGAAACCATCGATTCCTGGCAGGCCTATCTATTATGTTCTAGGCGGGGTACTTCTGGCATTTGGCGCAATTCGCCTTTTGGCTTTTGAAATATGGAAACCTGAATACGCCTATATTAGCGGGGCGGCTATTATGTGGATCGTCTGGCGTTGGCCAGGATGGAAATTGTTTGGGGGATCGTTAGCTCCGTCCAATTCGAAAGAGATTTGGGGCACTGTGCTGCGCCACTCTTTGCTCTTCGGCGTACTGCTAGCCACCCCTACGTTTCACACATGGATGGCGGCAGGACTGATAACGTGTTTGGTGCTTATGTACACCGCTTTTCATGTTCAAATACGGCTTATGTCCAACGTGGGCGTGGATATTATTCCCCGTGTAGAGTTGGCGCGGGGCGCAATGTTCGGCGCGACTCTAGCTACAATAATCTATGTTTAAAATTAACGGCTGTGGCACTAACGCCACTAAACTTAGCAAAGGAGAATAGACATGAAAAAACCAGACGGTAATGAATATCTGAATTTCGGGCAGGCATTAGAATTGCTGAAACAGGGCGAAAAGATAGCGCGGAGAGACTGGAACGGAAAAGGTATGTTTATTTATCACGTTTTAGGGTCGGAATTTATGTCCGGTATGAACGAGACAGTTAGTTCGGGCGTTCATAGAGAACATATCGACATGCGAACGGCGCAGGGCGATTTCGTTCCCTGGGTTGCTAGCCAAACCGACCTACTAGCCGAAGACTGGGAGATCATAGCTTTTTCACACGAGCTTGACAGGTTTACCGACGCCGTGTAGTTTAGACCTGTGGATTCGGTACCGGCCTCTGTTTCATGCTTACCGAAGAAGTTGGCGAGGATAAAACACCCTAATTGCTTAGGCCTGATATACTTGACAAAGATGGCGGTTTCGCCATATGGTTCATGTGCTAACATAGTAGCTCTCCGTTACGGAGGGTTGCGCCCGTCCACGGCGCGCCAACGCCGTGGACGGATTTGCCTTAGTTGACCTCCCTGTCTATTTCCGGTCAGGAAAAACTTGAGGCTGATAGATGGGTTTTGATGGGCTGGTACTCGACAATTCCCGACGGAAGGGTGCGGAGACGGTGGGATTCGAACCCACGGAACCTTTTACTGACTTGGCTTCGTCGGCGCTGCCAGTGTTTGGTTCTTTCACTCTTTAGTATGACTTGCTTAGCGTCCATGGTGTTCAAAGTTTCGAGGCCTAGACACCATAGACGCTTCCAGCTTGACTCCAATTTCAAATTATGGTCTAGTAATTTTGGGCGGAGCCCACGAGGTCAAACGCTATGTTGGCCGACACGTTGCTGCCATTTTTGGGGACTCCATCGTTGGCAGTTTATAGCCGCCCACAGCGTTCGAGCGCTGCGGGCGGATTTAACCAAAGTGCGCCACTGCATAGCAAGCGGCCTTGGACAGACAGAGCCTCGCGACAGCCGAAAGGTCCTCGCGGGGTTTCGCCCCGAAAGGGGAGTTACTTTCTTAAGATCATAGGCTTTGAGGCTTTTACCACCCCCATTGTCTGTGAAACCTAGGCCACGCATCCCACGCCGCCCTTCCCTAAGTGTTGTGCTCACTATCGACGCCGCCAGTCCCGGCCAGGACTGGCGGCTTTTTGGTTAGTATTCTTCGGGAGGCGTTCTATCGCGTACGACTGTCAAACCGGTAATTAGCGGCGAAGTTTTATCCTTCGGTAGGTACTTTTTAGCCAAGGTTTCTACAGACGCTTTGCGCTTATTCTTGAGCGTTTCAGTTTTACGCAGTTCATCCGCGAGTTCCTGCGGGCTGCTCAGTAGCGTTTCACCCATAGCATTGCGCTGTTTAACCCAAGGGCGTGAAGCTATGTCCGCGATATGTCTTACCGCTTTAGAAGCCATCCCCCGCCCGGCATATCTCACACCCCCCTGCACAAAGTCCGAAGCCATGCGCGTACCAGGGGCTAGCAAGTCGTCCTGCTCTTGAATAGCTTCACGTAAAGTAACTCCCGGTATGCGCATATTTTCAAATTTTTGCATAGATGCATGTCGCGTCGCGCTCTCTTCAAGCGCAGCAGCAGCTTCAGGCCCCATAGCGATTTCTAATTTTGCGCGTACTCTCGGAGACTTAAAGATTTTAGGATCGAGCTTGTCGTTTTGAGCAAGATCGTACAGACGCTTGGCAATACCCGCCTTAAATCCGTTTTGAGCTGCCGAGGGGCCTTGCTGCCCTTCCGCGCCCAAATTCTCAAAAATTTTGGCAAATTTCTGTTCGTCCAATTTAGGGTTGAACAGCATTTGCCCGCCGTTGTTAAAAGCATCTTCTACGGCTTTATATTCCCCGGATGTCGCCAGTGCTTTTTCATAAGGTTTGTTTTGCGCAACGAGTTCTTTGCGTAAAGCGTCACGGGTTGCGTTTACCGCGCCACCCCTACCTGTAAGATCGAGTTTTTTGGTTAAAGGATCGCGATAGGTTTTTAGCTCTTCGTCAAGACCTCTTTTTAGCAAATCCCACCCTTCGGACGTCAAAGCGCGTATCCCTAAAACTTTAGGTCCGCCAACTTTGGAATATGTGCCGTCAGCTACACCAGCGGTTGGTTTATCTAGGCCTAACTGTTTGCGATAGGAAGCTTCGCTCGCAGCAATAGCTTCCGCCGGATCAATGCCGTACCATTCAGTTTTTACCTTTGCATCTTTAGCTATTAGCTCTTGTACAGCGTCTGGCAAAGGTGGTAACCCGCCTTTTGTCGTAGGGCCTGAAACTTCAAATCCCAATTCAGCTAGGTCCATGCCTTCATTAGCAGCAATATCTACGGCGTGTTTAAGTGCATCTGCCATAGCAGGACGTTCTAAAAGCTTTTGCAATTCAGGCGTCATCATAGGGCCTTGAGTCTTAGCTTCTTCGTATAGAGGCTTTGATTTTGCGCGGCCTTCTTTGATAAAAGACTCTATGTTTCCTACAGCAGCTTCAGGTGAAACTCCTGTAGCTTGAGCAAAATCACTTAACATAGCATCAGGGCGTTCTAATTTACGGGATTCCGCAAGCGTCGCAAACTTTTCGCCCGTAGTTCCTTCACGCCTAGCCAAGGTACGTACAGACTCTGCGCCTTTTGGCCCTATAGCCTCAGCGGCTGTCGGTAGTGGGCTGCTAGCCAGCACATCCGCAGAAACGCCATATTTCATTGCTAATTTCTGAGCAGCTCTTGACGACTTAGCACCTTGCATTTTGACGGGTGCTAAGTCGCTCACAGCTCCTAGCCCTTTGCGTGTAGCCGCTGCGGCATAGGTCATAGGGTCTATGGCCCTACCCGTCGCGCTGGCAAGCTCGCCTACCTTGGAGGCAGTGCTAGCAGTTTTCAGTGCGGCACCCCCGCCTGTAAGTAAAAGTGCTACATCTGAGGCCACACCTACGGGGTCTTCAGCCAGCGCCTGCTTAATGCCGTCTTCGCTGCCGTAGCGGTCCACGAAATACTTACCAACTGCGTCGGCAGCAGCAGTATCCATCTTAGGCAACTTAGCAGTAACGCGTTCTGGCAACACGTTGAGTGCGTGCTGGATAACGCCGCCGCCGACTGCTGCCAGTCCTTTGGCTGTTTCAATAGGGTGCAGGATGGGCTGTATGATTGATTGGCCGAAATTTATTGCGCTTCCAGGCGTATTGAATATGGCCTGCGCGGCAACATCACCCCAAGAAAGTTTCTCTTTCTTAGGGGCGGTAATAACTATTTCCGGCGTGGCGTCGGCTGCTACTTCAGGGGCGTCCATATAAGATGCCGAAGACTCCACAACAGGTGCATCTTTCCAGCTCATCAGGGCTTCCTTCGCATTTTGCCTTCGGGGTCAATGAATACGGTTCCTGAAGGTAACTTTTTGTAATCAGCGTCTGAGGTTACACGCGCAGGGCCTTTAGGTTGCGCAGCCCCTGCGGCTTGAGCAATCGGCTCTAGGCCGAAATACTGTTTCCACGGCATTGCTTTAGCCGGGCGCTTGGCAACTATTTTACCCGAAGCGGGAAACCCGTAGTCATCGACCTGTTTTTTTGAAACTTTTTCGATAGACCTGTACGGATTTTGCGCCACATACTTGTTCCAAGCGCCTTCAGCTCCTGCCAAACTACCGTTAGAAGAGCGGTAGGCTTCAAGAAAATCCACATAATCGGAATGCTCATTCTGTGTAGCCCGCATGTTGTTGATGATATTTTGATTAACCCCGCCGTATTTATCCACGGACGGAATGCCTTGGGCGTAAAGTCTGCGCTCAAAGTTAGACACTGAGTTATCACCTGGGCGGGGTACCCCAGTCTGGAGATCCCCACTTGCAGACTTCATGGCCTGTACTTGGGGATTGGTGTCAAAGGTTAGCGCTTTTAGCCCTCCCACAACGTCTATACCCCACGAAGGCCTGTCGTTTTCGGTATGCTGCGCTAAGAAACCCCCCGTACCGCCGCCGCCGAGAATAGAATTTCTTCGCTTAGGGACACTGTTGGCTGCCTCAAAATTGCTTAAGAGTTCGCGCACACGGCGATTCTTAGTTGAGGCGGTGCGTTCTGCCGTCAACGTAGCTTCATCAGTGGCGTACTGTTTACGTAATGCCGCAGGGTCTGTTGTTGAGGTAGGCACCGCGCCCCACAATTTAGCGCCGGGGGCCGATGGATTACGCACAGGATCGGGCACCCAAGTGACGCCGTTCCATACCATCGGGTTTCCTTGCTTATCGACTCCGGTCAAACGTTCGGGTGCCATTGATTATCGTCCTCCCGTTATGGTTATGCCCATTTTAGCTGCCGCTGCGGCGGCTGTCGAAAGGCCTTCTGTTTTTCCAGCTTTAGGCGCGCGATGCATCCATGCAGGGTCTTTGCGCTTTAAAATTTCTCGCTCTCCAAGGGAAAGAGGAATACCTCGCGCAAGCTTGCTCTGAATACCCGCAACTATGTCCGCAGTTCGTTCAGGGTTTAGTGCCGACCACACTTCATTTTCCCCGGGTGTAAGAGGTTCTCCTCTAGCTTTCTTTGCGGCCAAAAAGGTGTAAAGCTGATCCTTAGTGCGAGGCTCTATTGAAACACTTTTTCCCGCCTGCTTCAGGGTTTGTAACTGTAAGTTTTCAATATCAGCAGCCCCAGCCTCTTTTTGCTGCGCCAAAGCTTGAGCTTGTTGGAAAGCGAGTTTAGCTAATGTCTGCTTGCGTTCGCGCTCCGCAGCCGCAACCGCAGCCCCTGTCTCTTGCATGTTTTGGTTAGCATTACTTAAGGCTTCGAAGAAATTACCATTTGCGGTAGGACGACCGAAAGCCGTAAGCGCAGATGCTATGCGCTCCAATTTTGTAGGACCTACACGCTCGGAGACCATAGTGTTCTTGTAATCCGCCCAGGCCTTGGCCGCAGCGTCCGCGTTCTCTTGCTGACGCTTGGTGCGTACTGCCAACAGATTCTTGTACGCTCCGCCCAATCCCGGAATGGCGCTAAGCTGAGCGTTAATGTCTTCGTCTTCTTCCGGCGCGCCCATTGCACCAGGTGTGACCGCAAAATCGGCGGGATTAAAGTCCATACGTTAGCCCCCTTTAAAAATAGAAGCAATGTTGGCAAGCGCCCCCGCCGTCGTGGCCAAATTCTGCGCCGCTGACGGTTGAGGCGTAATGTTTTGGCCCGTAGGGCCGTAACCTGTTTGCAATACGCCTTTTGGTATTGCTCCCGCTGTGCCTTGTAAAGCGCCCATAAGCGCGGTGTTTTGAAATTGAGGGTAGTTCTGTTGGCGCAAAAAGTCTTGATAAGCCATGTCCAAGTTGCCTTGGTTGAATTGCTGTTGCTGCTGGCCTATACCCGCAACGGCATTGGCCCCTGTCAGTCCCATACGCTGACGCTGTTCGCCCATGTTGGCTAACTGCAATGCTGACTGATTTCTGTTTTGCGTATCCGCACTGTAGAGGTTGCCTGAGGCAGTCCCCAGCCCGGACAGGATGCGTTGTTGCTCAGCGGTAAGGTTGCCATAGGTTTGCCCGATATTTGACATCCCGGCACCTGCGGCTTGCAGCGCTTGCTGTTGCGCAATACCAAACCCGCCCGCCGTTTGGGCCAATTGAGCTTGACGCGCCAAGTCGCCTTGAGCGAGTTTAGCCGCATCCCCGTACCCTGCTTGCAAGGCCCCAGACTGTTGGGCACTAATCCCTTCCATGGTGTCGCGCATAGCCCGACCCATCATCTCGGCGTTACGAGACCCTCCGTAACTTCCTGCGCCGACAAACCGATCTGATATTTCAGGTATGAGCTTTTCGCGCAAAGTTCTTGCGCCCAAGTCTCCGATACGGTTGACCACGGCGTCGGTATAGGGGTTCATATAGGCGTTGATGTTACCTACCGAAGTCCCGCTGGCGGCTTGTAAGTAGGGGTCCGCAGCTTGCAGCCCTCCACCTTGAATGCTTTGCGTGTAAAGCCCTGCGGCTTGCTGCAAAGCAGGCGAAGCTGCCGAGACCCCAGACATACCTCCCGCCGCAGAGAAATACGGCTGAGCGGCGGTAAGACTGGACCTTTGCAGGTTATCATAGGAAGCTTGTCCCGCTTGGCCAATAGCGTTCATGCCATAATTGGCAGCGTCGCGTGTCATGCCAAACGCGGCTTGCTGATCGGGTGTGAACCCTGCGATACGAGGGCCTTGGTAATTAGTATAGGGTTGGCTAGATATGGCTTTTTGATTGGCCAAAATCTGCTGCGCGTAATTAGTATACCAATCCGGCATAACCGTTTCGGTCGTAGACGCGTTAGGCGCTAAGGCTACGCTATTGCTCATCGTTGGGCTGGCCATTACGCACGTCCTCCAGACAGGTACTTTTCAGGAGATTTGGCGTTCACGCTAAATCGTCCTTTGACTAAATTAGCGCCCTTGTGTCGGCGCAAATTAACTCTTAATTGATCAAGTTTCTCAGCACCGGCCTTGTTGGAGCCGTCGCCGAGAAGCGCTACGGTTTCAGCATCTATAACATATTCCCCGTCGCTTAGCACCGCTGGAATATCGTCACTACGTCCTGTACCTGAGCCCCGAACGGCAAACCCGCCGTGTGCCATTTTCGTTACAGGTTGATCTTGCGGAGTTACTTGAAAAAAGCTTTTCTCAGGCCCCATGCCGTACTTAAGCCATTCATCCGTAGTCATGTTCATTTGCGCAGGAGCCCTTACCTCAAAATTGCGTGACGGGGGCGGGAGTGCGCTTGTGCTGAACGTAGGGCTTAAAGACGAACGCGTGCCTGCGCCCGCGATGTTTGCGGACGCAGGATATGTTCCTGCATTTCCCGCTGCGCCACCAGCCAGCCCGCCAAGCGCCGACAGTCCGTAGCTAGCGGCTTGAAGCGGATTGGCCTTTACCCAGTCAGTAATCTTGTCTATCGGCCCGTTCCCTGTGTCGAGTTCAGGGTTGAAATCAGGTTTAGTAACTCCTGACATATCAGGCGCAACGGCGAGCGCAGAGCCTAATGTACCGCCCGCCACCGCAAGTTTGGAATAGTCCGTAGGGACTACTTTAGGCGGAGCGGTTACAACAATCTCCTCAATAGGCGGTTGCGTAGTGCCTGCGTTGGTTGCCGGGGTGGAGCCTGTGGAAGGTATGTTTCCGGTTCCGTTTGCCAGCGCGGTCACACCTGCCCCGCCCGCTAAACCCAATGCCGCCTTCTGCCCGGCGGTTAGTCCTAACTTATTTGCGGTAATTACGATTTCAGGAATAGATGCGCCTGCGGCTTGTACAGCCGCTGATGCAGGGGTGTTAGCAATGATATTGCTTGCCGCCTGCCCCCCGCCGAACCCACCGGAAAGATCGCCAACGCTACCTAAGTCAGGAGCCAATGAGGTATTAGCGCCAAGCTTTGAGCTTAGCGCGCCGGTAAGTTTACTGCCGAGATACGCCGTACCTGCGGATATGGCCGCGTCTTTCAGCGCTTGCGCAGAGTTCTTATTTTGCAAAGCGCTGTTGGCTACCGACCCTAGGGCTGCCCCTGCGGCTGCGCCTCCCGCAGCCCCTACGCCCAGCAGAGGCCCTAAACCAGGTATGAATGCCCCCGCGATAGGGGCGGCAACATTGAGAAAAGCATTAAGCGCAGTGGTCTTCTTCTTACCTACTGTATCTTGCGATACTTGCTGCCATTCGCCGCCGGGGGCTTGCTTATCGAGAATCCAAGTGGCTTGCGGGCCGTACTGCTTACCCATTTGCTGCACGATGTCGGCAGCCTTGGCCGCAGCTTCAGGACCTTTCCCTTCGAAAATAACTGTACCATCTAGGGCTTTAAGGCGCACGCCGTCGTCGGCCCCTGCCGATAGCTGATAAACTTTATTCTTTGGGTTTCCGTAATTTTCAGGAAAAGCATACGTGGTAGGTTTTACCGCTAATGCCGATCCTTTAGGCGCAGCTCTTCTAGCGCGCCCTCCGACATTGACGGTGAGGTCATCAACAGTGTCCATTAGGTTGACTCCAGCATAGGATACGCGCGCATAGCCCAATCTTTCCAGTCATTAAATTGGTAAGGATCGGGGACATTCTGCGCGCTAAAAATTCCCGACCGCAGTAAGCCTACTGCCCAGTCTTGCCAGCGCGTCTCGTCATCGAGTCGCCCTAAAAGCCACTCGCTGTTAGTGGACAGCATAACACTATCTGCCCAATCTGTTAAGGCCATGTCGGCGGGATTGATCATCCGACAGTAGTACCGTCTGCTGGGCGCAAGTGCAAAAGGACTAGCCCCATCTGGTAATCGCCGCCTAACGTGTTGGACGTAAATCTAAATCGAAGTTGGCGGCGTTGCTCAAGCAGGGTTACCACCTGCTCTTGCGGAATACTGGCAGTCTCAGGGAATGTGTAGGGTTTAGTGTTTATTTCAGGCGAACGCGCATTGATCCGCCCGTGCACTTCAAGAGTCATATCGCCGGATTGCACAAAATCAGGTTCGATGCGCACAACTTGCATGGCCTTATCGATTTGACTTTGAACAGGTAGCGATATGTCCGCAGTTTCGAAGTATGACAGTAATGGTTGAAGGTCCAGCCCGTCCACGCTGTCCGTGCCGATCTCATGAATCCAGAGCTTGTAGCCCATAACCATACTTTCTTTGGTAATACGGTTATCGCCGTCCTCAGTAATTCTGAAATCCCCGGTTTCGGTTAATCTGAACTCGGGCAAGGTCGCTTCGGGTACAACACCTGTCATGAGAGGGTAGCGAAATACGGAAGGAGAAGTACCTGCGGACCTGCCGCCGTTAGGCAGTTCGGTATCATACCAAGTGTTTTCGCGCACATTGTAGATAACCGCATGGGTACATTCGGTCGCGCTCCCACGGGGGTAGCACCACCAGATTTCTCCGTAACGGGGGACCTTAACCGCAAACACTTTTTGGCGGTACGCCCAGTTAAGGTTATCGAAAAAATAGTTGATGTTGAGCGTGTTTGGGACCTCTCTAACCACGCCGTTATAGGATAAAAAGCGGTCCACCCCAACCCAGTAAAAAATACCATCATATTCGATGACGGTATTTGCTCCTAGGATGGAACTTTCCGAAGATAGCGTGTCGAATTGAAATACAGTAGCGCCGCCGACGAAAGTGGCGCGAATAACGCTGTCCGCAGACCAGAAAATTCCTGCGGGGGAGTTCCCCGCGCCTGACCGCAGCGGGCGGGCTTGAATAATTTTTTGGCCTGTAATGTTTGCTGCGCCGCTGCCTGAACCACTCAAATCGGTCACCGACCCCGGCACACTCCACCCTATATAACCCGCAGACCCGTAGAAAAACAAATAAGGGCCGAGCACAACCACGCCGCCGTCTGCAACCCCGTCGGTCGGTAGGGTTATGGGGGTTAAAGGGGTTGTTCCTGTCAAGTCTCCGTAGAACAGAGCGCCTGTGGATTTCGCCACCGTGGATGTAAGGTTGGGTGCAACTTGAGCTATGAGCTTAGTCGTTTCGCCGACCCCGAACGGATGCGTGACATCAAACTGCCACATGTTATCTGCGCTTGGCGTGAAGCCTGTAACGGGGGTGCGGTTGGTAATGACCGAAGTGTTGTTATCAGGGTCAATATAAAACCGTTCTAAGTGGTTAGCTGAACCACTATGTACGTAGGTCAGCGTATTTTCCGAATAGCTGTGCAAAGCCCTGCTGGGTTCGGATAGGTACTTGTTAATCGTGCGGCAACCGCCGATCTTACGCGGCAAGCCGCGCTGGAAACGCACCCATTGCCCATCAACGTACTGATCACCCTCGTAGAGAGTTCCGTCGCGCTTGATGCCGGGGAGCGATTTAATAATGTTTATGATCGGGGGAGGAGCCATAACGTGTCCTATTTAGGCGGATCGTACTGCCCAGGTCGCTTACCTTCGTCTCGTTCGATGGCCTTTTCACAATGGCCCTTGTCAATTAGATCGAGCAACTTACACATGACGCAAGCGAATTTTCTGCCTCTGCGAGCGTCCTTGCCCCACCGGCTGGAAAGAGTTTCATCCTCGTCGCCACCTGTTAAAGCGTTAAGGGTTTGATCTATCGACACGAATACCCTAGCAAAGTAGCCTACCCAATCCTTACGTTTAGCAAGCGTGGGGTCACGAAAATCAATCATAGTGGGGGTTCTCCTGCAAGAATTTGAACTGCCCTGCCTGGTGCAAGCAATCCTGCAAGCTCCATCAATGGTAGCCCGTTGACGACATCGGGATCGGATAAAGACACTACGGTCGAGTTTGCAAGCTTATATTGATATACAGCTACCAAGGGATTGGTTTCAGCGGCTGCGAGTATATTTGCTAATTCCTCGGAGGTAAAAAGCCGCAAGAAATCTATTTTTTCTAAAGTTTGCGGCGGCGGAGGGGGTGAGGGTGGCGCATATGGGAAAAAGCCCATACCAACCAAGTTTTCTGCTTCAGCTAACGCTGTATCAGGAAACCAAGACAAGTCTGCCAATAGTTCATCTGTCAGGCTACCCCGCAAACACGGAGGCAACGGCGCGGGGGTACCCACATCAATATGGGGGTTTTCTGCGATGTTCTTTTTTTGGTAAAGCATTGATCACCTATTCGAAAAATACAACTACGTTGGTGCCATTACCGACTCGGGCAAACCGACCATCGCCAAAAGCCAAACCGTTTACGGAAGCTGTTGGATTAGGCGGCGGGTTTAAGCTAGCACCCCAATTTGCGCCGCTGTCGGTAGAAACAGCCGTCCTGAGTATGCCGACCAACACAATTTTAGATGTAGATGCTGCGCAAATCCAATCATCAACGGGGCTGGGGAGCGGCGTCGCAGTCCAAGTAACTCCGAGGTCGGCAGAGACAATCGTTGTATTTGTTTGCCCGAACGTGTTACGCAATATTCCAATGGTAAATACCCCATCGCCGTAGGCGACACCCCCGTAGAATGGATCGTTTGTCGTAAGCTCTGCTCCGGACATTGTTATGGCCGTCCACGTTGCCCCGTTATCGGTCGAACGCCAGACTCCCCCGCTAAAGTACGCGCGCCCGCAGACGACCCACGTACCGCCGCCAAAGGCCACGTGTCTTAGGTAAGGCGAGCCGGTAGAGCGGGATGTCCAACTTGTATAGCCGTTTGTACTTGTAAGAATCGACCCGTCGTCGGCAACTGCCATAAATATCCCATTGGCAAAAGCAATAGAGCACCACGAAGCTGAGGGGGCGGCAGTCAATGTCCAAGTTGCGCCGTTAGTCGTTGATCGTGCGATTTGGCCTGAATAAGCGACGGCCACCCAAACCCCGGCACCGTAAGCCACCCCGGTCCACCCCGCGACTGCGGGTAGCGTAAACAATTGCCACGCACGGGCACCGCTGTACAAGACCGCGACGGAATTTGAAATTTCGCTAGGGTTAATAACATTTACATTAATTGATGCCCCTGCAATTGTAACCCACGCGTTATTACCAAAATCAATAGCCGACCAAGTATCGATTTTTGGCAAAATCGTTTCCGAAAAAGGGGGCGGTGCTTGGGGAGTTGGCGTTCGCCAATCCATACTCTGAGCACGCATAGGCATGGCCGAAACGATGTTCTGCCTAGCCCGCATACGTTGCGCCTGCATACCCATTAGCGTTTGCATCAGTAGAGATAACCTTGGCAGCTAAACACGATACCCGTGTTGGTTACCCCAATGCCGACCCACAAACTGACTCCTGGGCCTAATACTAGCGGATCGTCCTCTGTGTATCCAAAATCTACGGGAACTTGCGCTACTGATGCCGTAGGGCCTGAAGATGCGGGCATAGTGATTGTATTGATAAGGCGTTTAGTCGTACCCGCGTCGCTGCTTGCATAAAGTTGCAACTGCGTTGCCGCAGGAATTGCCCGTGCTAAAGCCGTTATCTTTTTGATCCGTGCGCCGTTTGTGTTGGTGAACATCAATGCTACCGTATTGGTAGGCGTATCTGTCCATGTGGTGTTAGCGGTTGTTGCCACCGCCGAGGTCCAGAACGTGTTTTGGGGGGATACTACACTGTTAGGTGTTACAGGCATTGTTTGCTATCCTTTTAATATGCCAAAGCTAGTGCGATTAAAAACCCGGAATTACCTCCAGTAGATGAGGTCCATGCCGTTCCGTTCCAAGTAATTGTATCCCCCACTGAGGTTCCACCTGCCAACCCTGTGCCGCCCTGCGCTGCGCTCAAAGGCGTTGTTATGCCTGTAAGCGAAGTTATATCACTATTTGCTCCAGATTTCGCGGCTAGAATAGCGGTACGCCCTACGCTTTCGGACGCTGCCGTGAACACTGCCTTGCCGAACGATGTGCCGCCTAGGTTGGTAAGGGCATCCGTTGCGGTAACGGCTCCCGTTCCACCTTGCGCGACATTCACGGGAATTGGCAAGCCTGTAGAGGTGTCGGCCTTAACGATCTGTGCTCCGGTGCAGTAGTATATCGCTCTGGCATTTTGCGAAACTCCCGACGCAGTTCCGCCCGACGTAGAAAGGCTTAGAGAATATGCGCCTGAAGTGTTATTAGAAACCCAGTACTGCTGCACAGTGAACGGCACGACAATGTTTATGTTGCCCAGCGGCGTGCCCGTAAAGGTATACGCAATACGATTAAGTTCGGTGCCGCTAAGAACGTAGTTTGTTGTGGCCGAAGGGTTGCCTAGACCGTTTAGGCTTATAGACGTGTAGTCGAAAGCAAAAATGGCTTGTTGGCCCAAGCCTATGGTGTACCATCCTGCGCCGTCGGTGGCCACCACTGCGCTGTCGTTAGGGGCGAGCACGAGTGCTGAAGCACCGTTTATAAGTTCTGCACCCGCTGGATCAAGCGTCAAGTCGCCTGATCCACTGTTACGAATGTTTACAAAGAACCCGTTGCCTACAGCCGCCGTGCCGGGCAAATTAAAAATTCCCAGCCCACCTGTCCATAGATAGGTAGCCGCCCTGTCTGTAATGCTTAAGGTCTGAGGCGTAACCGACGTGCTGTTAATCGTGCTGGACTGCGCGAGTGTTGATCCAATTGCAATTAACCCATTTCCGGCCAGTGCTGAAGCTTGCGCTTGCGCGGTTGCTGCGCCGTAACGAAACGCTCTCCAGGTTCCGGCGATAGTCGCATTGTCAACAAGATATAACTGCCATTGCTGACCTGCCAAAAGGGATATTAAGGTCGTGCCAATGCTATCTCTAACCGTAACAGTGCTAGGGCCAAGATTATTAAATAATACAGTTGCGCCTACGCTAGTTAGGGTTGCCAGCGGCATTACAATGTCAAACGCCCCGGTAGGGGTTATATCGATAATGCTTGCGACAACATTGTCGCCAGAATTATTTTCTAGCGGCCATTCCAATGCCGTATTGGCTGTCAGCGCCAAAGCGCGGTAAGATACGTTTGAAGGGGCTATCGTTGTGCCACCGAAAATTTGCGTAAATGAAGACATTAGGCCTCCTTGCGAGTGGCTGAACGATCCAAAATTTTAGCAAAGTCTTCACCTTGCAACATTTGTGCTGCGCGGTCGTATTGAACTTGCCACGTTGGTAAGCGCTCATCATTTTTAAGGAAAGATGTCGCCTCTAGCAATGTCCCATACAGCAAGAGCTGTGGAGCGTAATCCGTGAGCCAATTGGTTTGCACGGCGTCATCCAGTAATGGTGGCAGCTCGTAATACAGAATCTCAAACGGATAATCAGCGTTTGGCGTGGGGGCTATAAGCCAATGGTCGTAGTCGTAATCAGCATAAAATTCAGGTTGTTCAGTTTGAGTGCTGTTGGGCCAATATGCCCGTAGGTACTCGTAGCTACGAGCGTATAACTGCGTCCTGTCCTCGTTAGCAGCGCCTGCACCAATGCTTACCGATACAGTATCACGCCAGCGATCCGGCTTGGCGTACACGGACGTGCCTGCCCGTAAAGTTCCGGTTACGGCGTTAATACTGCCTTGAATTTTAAGTTCTCTGGCGATACGCCGTTCAGCTAGATTGATTAGACGAGGTATTTGCGCCCACACTACGGGGTCCACGTCATAGGCTGCGCCGCGCTCTAAATAGCGCTGCACATCTTGCTGTAACGTAGTGAATGTAGTGTTTGTAGCCATAACTCACCCTATCACTTTTTTGGAGGCTTTGCAGCCCCGTTCCAAGCTTCTATTGCTAACTTATGCCGCAAAGCGCAGTTCTCATATTTGCTAACCACATCTAGCTCCCATATAAGTCTTTCAGGATCAATTGCCGGGGTGGGCGGCGCGGGAATCGTCGGGCAATTCGCTGCTAGGTTCGGAGGCGGCGGCAATATTTGCGTCGCGAACAGCGTTGGCGAGCACGCCGTACATAGCAGGAGGCACAGCGCAAGTAGCGTCCAACGCAGGAACTGTCTTGTAATACTCTTTAATGGTCTGAGTGCGCTCCACGGAGACCTGCCCTGCGCGTTCCCGCTCAAGCTCATACTTAGCCGATATATCATTTAATTGCTCCTGCATCTTAACGCGCTGTGCTTCCGCAGCCTTATAGGCCTTAGCTGCGTTCGCCTTGGCCGCATTATCTCGAATGGTGTAGCCGTAGGCGCAGCCTATGAGAGCCGACCCTACGGCGATTGAAGCCATTAAAGCTATGCCGTTCATGGTTGCGCCTGCGGGGTGTCAGGAATTATTGCTGCAATGACGCCAAGCGCTGCCGACACATACGACCACGGAGCGGGGAGCGCCGATGCCGCGCCGACGCCTGCGCCGATCAGCAACCAAGTGGAGCGTTCACGCAGTCGAGTGCGGAGAAATTTAATCATAACGTACCTCCGTTTTTGAAATGGGCAAGATTGTGCCCGCCTGTAAATTGGAAGTGGGGGTATTCTTTAAACTTAACCCAATCACCCGCCCACTCCAGTCCAAGGGCCTTGCCGATAGCACCGACGCGCTTCCATAAAATCCCGTCTTCACCAGTGGTGCGCCATACGGGCTTGCCGTAGCGCATAAGAACGACATCGTAAGCCACGCGGTAATTGTGAAAGGATTCCCCAGCTTTCGCGTTAGTGACCTTGGTGCCTGGAACTGTGCGCCCTTGGGCATACAGCCTGTTTTGCTCCGCATCGTCGCGGTAAGTGCATATCACGAGAATATCAATGCCTTCCGCTTTGCACGCAGCGACGTGCGCCCTAGCTTTAGCAGCTACGACGGGATGCAGGTCTGAAAGAGAACGACTGCTAATCATTTATCAACCTTTCGGTTTATCATGTCCGCGATGCGGTCTAGTTTGCCAAAAACAGTGTCCATAGTGCGTGTAAGTTCGTCGCGTGTAACGTACTTTCCGGCGACCAGAACTTCTATTTCTTTAAGTGATTTGGCTAGCTTTTCGTCATTCTGCTTAAGCTCTTTTAATTCACCCGCAAGAAATTTCATAAACCAGCCTGCTAAGCCCGCTATGATTGCCAAAGCTATGTTAAACGCCAGTTGTAAATCCATGTCATCCCCCTATTTGAAATTCTTAAGCTTGTAGATGGCGGACAAATATACGCCCGATAACTCATCTACAAGGTTTTCCAGCGCGGTCACGCCGTTGGCTATTTCGTCACGGTTATCGGCTATCCAGGCGCTTTCGGTTTCCAGATGCTCCAGAATGTCACCGGAAGGTGCGGGCGGCGTCGGGATAGCGCCCACAATGCCGTCCGATCCTTGCCGTGCCTCTACCAATTTGTCTAAAGCGTCTATGATGCCATCATAGAAGGAGCCCAAAGCCACGTGTTGCGCGTAAGATTTAGTACGCCAGTGCGTCCAGTGCGCTAAGTTGCGGGTATAGAAGACCCGCGCAATTAGATTTTCAATCATGATTTAAACTCCAGAAAAGGTAAGAAGCGCCGCCGGTGGAGGGGGAGAACACCTGGCGGCGCTTCAACTCGGCGGGAGCAACGCCGAGCCCGTTCTGCGCAGTCCCTGCGCGAACACTGCAAACTTTGCACGTCATGCTGTTAGCGCCTCATCTGGACGCACAAAGCGTAAGGTTATGTTATCCGATTGCCTAGGTGGCAAACGGTACGGATCGTAATCGTCTCTATCGGCCTTACAAACCATGAGACCTGGAATATTGCCGTCGGGCATGAGATCGTCCAGACTGAATTTTCGGCTGCACCGAGCGCATAGCCCGATGCCGAGGGTGGTCTTGCCGCGTGTGTCGAGGAAAATAGACATGTTTTTTACCGCGTATATGCTGAAATGCTTGGCGCGATATACATCGGCGAGTTATCGCGTTCTTCGCTTTGGGCTATACTCAGCGCCATTGCGGCTTTTTGATCTAGCACAGGGATGACTGACGCATCGACTTCCACTAATTCCAGCGCCATCTTAGCCGCCAGTCCTGAGACTAGGGCTTCATACCACCGCTGGGGAACTTCAATTTCTTGAGTTAGGTTCCCCACGTCCATAATATAACGCTGACGCCAAATAATGATTTGGCTTGTCGTAGCCGTGCTGTCGGGTACGGGCCATAGATGCATAACGGGTTGACGTACTTGCCTATCAAACCAAAATTGCAAAGGCCGCGCGGATTGAAAAAATTTATTCGGCAAGCTCGTGTAATCGTCGCGGTTCATCCGCGACAACGGAATTTCCGTAGGTGAGTTTCCGAGGTAAACTTGAGAGGCGGATATGGTACCGCTAGTTGCTAATACCCTGAAATAGGTGGCCGCGATGCTGGTGTCTAAATCAAACCAAGTCCAGTTTCCTGCCGTTGCTGAAGGGGTCTCCGTCTGGATAGTGGTCCAATTCACGTTGTCTGTGGAACGCTGAAAGCTTAAAGGCACGGAAAGCGCAGACCATAGAATCCCAACGGTGGTGACAAAGGTTGCGCTGCCAAAGTTAGTTGTTATTGCCGTAGAGGTAGTTGATGTAGTTCCTGTTACGGCTTGCAAAGTGCGAAGGCTGCTGTTTAGAACGTCTACCGTGCCTGAATCTAGGGCAACGTCGCCCCTGCCGCTATATAATGGAACGATAACTTTTTCGATGCACCACAAGGGTGTACCTTGGTTGGACAGTTCCCCTAACAGCAAATATAGTTGATCTTTAGCAATATCGATATGTTCAGACGTTATCTGTTGCGCAGGCACACGACAACGGCGGATCGCGTGATCGATCACCTTGCGGGTGTTAAACACCGTTTGGGATATGCTGTCTGAAAATGCCATGGTATCCTGCTCTGCGTGTGGGGCAGCAGTCCGCTAGCTGAGCCGACTTTTCTGGCATAATCACTATAACCTTACATTCACGGTTTGTAAATCCGAAGGTTTAGGTTATAACACCGTGTCGATAGTTTGGGAGAACTTCATGACATTATTTTCAGACGAACAATTCGTTGCTGCTTGGCACGAAGCACGGGGTAATCCCCAGCAAGTTTCCGAAAATCTTAAAATGAACATCAGAAGTGTTTATAAACGTCGGTTAAGCCTATCTAACAAAAATATCGTTTTACTTACGAATCCTAGTACGGCAACAAATGGGAACCGATACGGGTGGCAAACGGATGTAGGTCGTGCCTACAAGCGCCAAAACGATTATCGCGTAGAAAATGGCAATATTGTCGTTTTTTCTGACGCTCACTTCTGGCCTCAGCAGCGCAAAACCATTGCCTATAGAGCTCTTATCGAGCTGGTTAAAGACCTTAAACCTCAGTGCATTGTGGCTAATGGCGACATTTTCGACGGTGCTAGTATATCGCGCCACCCCCCGTTGGGTTGGGCTAAATTGCCTTCTGTTAAAGAAGAACTAGAAATTTGCCTTGATCGGCTGCACGATATTCAATTTGCTCCTTCAGGCAAAAAGCCAGACCTGTTTTGGAACGTAGGTAATCACGATGCGCGATTTGATAGAGCGCTTTGTACCGCAGCTCCGGGTTTTGAAGGAACGCTTGAGCGTTTGGAAAACAAGTTCCCGTCATGGGATATGGCTTGGTCGTTAAACGTAAACGACAACACTATGATTAAGCATCGGTACCATAACGGCGTTCATGCTACGTATAACAATACGATGAAATCCGGGCGCTCAATAGTTACAGGACATTTACATCGTTTAGCCGTGACGCCCTGGGCGGATTATAACGGTCATAGATGGGGCGTAGATACCGGCACTTTGGCCGACCTGCACGGCCCTCAATTCGATTACGCTGAAAACAATCCTTCGCCCCACACGGGCGGTTTTGCCGTTTTAACTTTCCGCAATTACGAATTGCTCCCACCGGAATTGTGCTCGGTCATAAATAACGTTGCCTATTTCCGGGGGCAAGTTATCGCGGACGGACGGTAACTATTTAACTTTTACCGTTAGGGGTATCGCCGAACGAGCTACTGATCCGCCTTCTTTAGACTTAGCTAAAGGAATGTTGGCACCAGATTTGCGCGCTTCGCTCAGGGCGATGGCTACCGCTTGCTTACGATTTGTCACTTCGGGGCCGCGCTTTGAGCCGCTATGTAGCTTGCCTTTTGCAAACTCGCCCATAACTTTGTTAATCTTGGCCGATCCGCCTTTACTATACCCTTGTGACGTTGGGCAGCCCGCGTACTTGGTACGCGTAGTGTTTTTAAAGCCTTCCATGCTAGCAGCCTTTGCCCATCTTTGCTCGCCCGCCTTTGGAGGCCGAAAGCACATGCGGAATTTTGCCAGCAGAAGTGTGTTGTTTTTTTAAGGCACCAGCGCTTGCGGGCGGAGGGTTTTTCGGCGGAGAAAACTTAAAGTCCTTAACGTATCCTACAGTCATGACATTATCCTTCAATGTAAACAGTTAAAGGTGATTTTACGTAACCCCCTTTTGCAAAACCCACTGGACCTTGTGCGCCCGTAGCTTTTTGCAGATATGAGGCTAAGGGTGGGGATTTGAAAGACGGCAGTCCTTGCAAGGGGTTAACAGCCGAACTCGAAGGTGCGGGGCTAGGCCCGGTTGCTCCGTTTTGTGGCGATTCACTTTGCAGTGTCGGCGCACCGGGCGGGGGCGCACCGGGCGGGGGCGCACCGGGCGGGGGCGCACCGGGCGGGGGCGCACCGGGCGGCGGCGCATTAGGCTGCGTTATGCTTAGCGCTTCGGCTAAGTCTCGCGCGGCCTGCATCGTCCTAGCTGCGAAAGAGGAGTTCATTAGCCAAGTACTCGATACCAAGTGGTGTTAGCGCTGCGATACATGTAACTCACCCCTATGCCGCTACTGAGAGACGTTACGGCATTAGCTATGGTTTGTCCAGTGTTGGGGCTGAGCGTAAAAGTGGATATGTTTTTCGTGCACGTTAGTACCACCACTTGCCCATCTACCGGAGCTGCTGGCATTACTACAGTTCCATTTGCCAAATTACCTGCTGGGTCCAAAATAAGATATTGAATTCCCGCAGCGATAGTCAGCGAAAAGCCTGCAACGGGCACGTTATAGGTGTACGCTGCCCTATCGACATAGGTTTTTATTTGCGAAGCTACGACTTGCCGGGTCGTTCCACTTTGCACACTTTCAAAAGCTTCTGCGCCCGTAAGCGCAGAAGCTGCTGACATACCGCTTATTTTGACATTGGCCATGGTTTGAAACCTTTAGGACATTGCTTCTTGGCAAATAATTGAGGCACCCACTGAGGCTGAGGTAGCGTCTGTACTAATCGCCACCGTCAAAGTATCAGGGGCATTACCTCTGATATTATTGTACAGCGCAAAGAAATCTGACAGATCAAAAGTTTGCAATGCACCTGACGGGCAAGGGCTGTTATACACAACTTCACCACCCGTGCTAATAGCCGTAGCGCTGACATCTCTTTCCGCAAATGAATTGCTTGAGCCAAGAGAGAACAACGTGTTGAAACTTGCGCCAGTTAGCGTTACGGGATTTGAAAACGTAGAGGTTATAAGCTCTAGTGTAACCGATCTGTTAGAAGATACGGCCAACAAGCGGGGTAGCAATTGCCCGCGATTAACGAGACCTATGATATAAGGTGCTCCTGCGATAGGGGCAGTAGCAATGGGTAGCCCCGTTACACCGTCTGCGTAAGTAAGCGTATTGTTGGTGTTGTCTGTAATTCTCGCTATCTGACCTAAACCCGAGGTCCCCGTCCCTCGGAAAAACACAAACCTACCTTTCCATTGATTAACGGCCCAGGGAGTACCCGTAACCGTCATAGAAGTTGTTGTGGGCGTTCCCGTAATAGCTGCGCCACCTGCGGGCAAACTGCCGTTAGCACCGCTGTAATTAGCATCTACGCCGTATTCCAACGTACCCATTGGCCTGAAACGGAAAGTCAAAAGCGGGAAGCGCGTTGTACCTGCGCTAATTGATCTTTGGGGTGTGCCTGCTGCTTGGCCGTAACCGTAGGTAAAGCCGCGTTGCTCGTCTACCCGCCCTTCAACTATAACCGATACGCCATAGTGGATCATATCGTTTTGCGTAGTAGCTGTAATATTACGCTGCTCGTAACGTACAGGCAAATTGCCTGTACGCGACCACGGTACGCTGAGATTGTTTGCAGGTGCAGATTCATGAAGGATAAAAGGTTCGCCGTTTAGAAAAACGCCCCAGCGCAACGCTCCGCCGCCGTACCAAGCGTACTCAATCCATATCATTTGAAGTTTTGTCCAATCCAATAACTTTTTAACGCCGTCGGGGTCGCTCCAACTGTCAAACCCTATGCGCGTATCTACAACACTTCCTGAAGTATCACTGCGAATGACGCAGAACAGCCCCGCAGGGTTTACAGGAACTGTGGTTGGGTTGGCTTGTTCGAAAAAAACTCCATTCGAATCGTCTAGGAAACCTACGCGTTGAACTTGGCCTACTGTTGCCACGCCAAAGTTGATAGCGGTCGCCATATACATGGTCTTACCGGGCTGGCAGCGGTGGTAGGGTCGGCTCTGCCGAATAGTAACGTCATTAACTGCGGATATACGCATACGCACTCCGCCTGCTCCTGGTAACGGAGTAATGCTTCCTGTACCCGTCGTAAAACTTTCCCATCTAAGGGGCTGCGCGCCGTATTCGAAATCTGCTTCGTAAATATTTTGATGCACACTAACTTTTAGCCTTCCAAGATTGTCACGCAATCTTTTAGGAGTAGCAGTGCATAAAAGTTTTGTACTATCACCGTTGTTATCAACGGCTTCAATTTTTTGTCCATTTAAATAGACGTAATTAGGTGAATCAGACATAGCTTTCTCCTGGGCCTTACGCCCAAATTAGCGCATTACAGCCTTGCAGAGAAGACTTAAAAAGTTAGCCGCCGGTGGGTCCAGCGGCTAACTCTTAGTCTTGAGCCGTAGTTTGAATATATTGAACTGTGACACGCACGACTCCTACAGTAGGTTGCCCTACCGACGTGATCGTAGCGAAAAGTCCGGTATTAGTGCCGATGTTTGCCATGGCCGTAACTTGCGCCGCGTTATGCGCAGTCGTATTTCGCCCGCCAGTTTTAGCATTGACTGAGGTGACGTACTGAGTACCCGCAGCAGCAGACCCGACGGCTAATGTAGCTGAAGTGGCGCTGTCGTAAGGCGTCAAGACATCTGCGTAGATTTCTACAATTTGCGAGTTGATTGGCAAATTGATAGAATTGGTTTGGACAAGCGTAGCATCCCGGCTTACCAAGAAACTTTGCGCAAGATACACAAATCCTTGGTTTGCGTTGGCCGCAGTGGTAGGCCTGTCGCCAATAACGAGAGGCCCGGTAAGATTGGTTGTGCCCATTAGGCGGTTCCTTCTAAGAAACGGACTGTAACGGAATTGGGCTGAAGGTTTTACCCTTCAGCCCTTATCTGTTAAACGCCCGCAGTTCCGTAAACGGTGCGCGGATCGGTCCAACCGACAGCGTAACGCTCAGTGGCCTTGTAACGCATCGAATCCGTTTCAAAGTCACCTTCCATGCTTTTTTCAAGCCCGCGACGCTTGACCATTTGCAAACCCTTTTGCGCGTCAGTCTTCACCCACCAAGCGGTAGTTGAAGTTAGACGTGAAAGATTAGCCTGACCTTTAGACAGCATACCCATAGACTTAACGGGGTTGATGTCGTTGTTAGCAGTACCTGCACGTAGCGCGGAATTCAAGAGAACTTCGGCTTGGAACACGTTTGAAGGAGATGTGATAATTTGCTCAGGCGTGAGCCGAATGCGCTTACCATTGTTGTCAACTGCGTTGCGAATTTGCACCAGAATTTGCTCTAGTGAAGTTTGCGACAAGTTGGCAGCCGTAGTCAATACGTTGGAGAACGTGCCTGAAGTAAGCGGATGGTTGTTAGCAACCAGCGCTACACCGTCGCCGCCTGCGAAAGAGGCGTTAAACGAACGATTCATTACGTTAGCGCAAAGGGTTTCCTTAGTCTCAATGAGAGACTGAGCCAAATGCTCAGCATAGGTCTTGCCAATGCTGATATGGTCGCCGTCTTCCACAAGAACCTTAGTTAGCGCAAACGCCAAACCATAAACCTTGTACACGTAACGTTGAAGGAAGAAAGTACCGCCAGCCTGATACGTAACGGGCATACCGTCAGGCAATTCAGGAGCGGCACCAAAGCCGTACAGAACGGGTTCTTCATGGTAGTTGCGCGGAATGCCGTCAAATTCCCGGAAGATTTGTTTCCACTCATCTGCGCGCTGTTCGTAGATACCGTTGAACGCAACGTTCATTACGGGTTCCACAATCGCGCGAAAATTAGTGCTTTGCATAATATTGCCAGCCATGGTTTAAATCTCCTTAGAAGGCGGCGCGATCAGCGACGAACTGGTGTTCGGCAATTTGCACTTGAACGATAACAAAATTATCGCCCCAGTTATTGTCCGGTCCAGGCGACAAGCCGAGCAAGCGTAGGGATGCGTTAGCGGCGGTACTAGCCACATCAAGCATTAGTTGGCTGTTACCAACCGTGCTGTTACCCGCAGTGATGGTAGTGAAATCGTATTGTTCGCCGATATTGAGAACATTCAATGTGGCGTTGGATTGGATTTCATACACGATGGTGGGATCAGTAGTAATGTAGGCAACAATGTCGGTGCCGGTAGTGCCTGAGGGCCAACGATTAGAAACTACGCGGCGACCATTGGCGTCCGTCCACTCAACACCGCCGAAAGTACCAACAAAACGATCACCGATAGCCGCAGCTTGAACAGTGCCGTCTGTGTGGAGTTTAACGGGTTGATTTAAAAAAATGTTGGCTGCATAGCCGCTCGCAATCGAATACGGAGTGATGGGACGCACCACGCCAGACGGAGAAAAAACGGCTCGCAAACCAAAAGGTGCTGAAGTTGAAGACATAGCTTTACCTCTTGTAAGCGGTTAAAAGATGCCCTAGGCAAATATGCCTTTGGCGGGGCTAGATTGGCGCAAACTCTGCAAACCATCCCCTTCGATTAACGTGCTTCCCGTGGATTGCGCTTGTTGGCGCAAAAAGTCGGCGGTACTCGTCAACTTTTCATCTTCACGGCTGGGTGCATCGTGGTGAGCTTCCTGCATGAACTTCCGGTAGAGGCTCAAGGGCAGCTTAAACGCTAGCATTTCGTTGGTCGCGACAAAACCGCTCCATTCACCTGTTTTTAGCGTGGCGTACTCTAGGCCAGGCACATCGTCAGGTCGTACTGGTTCGTAACCAAGTTGCATACGATGGTGGATACTATCGCGCGAATTGGTCGATGTCAGCCAACACACGTGGTAACCGGGGATTTCAGGCAGGTCCGGTAATGCACTATTGTGTAGGTTCATTCGGAACATTTCGAGCCGGTCGTCTTCGCTTAGCACACGGTTTTCAGTGACATGCCTGTCATCTTCGCCCCGCGAGCGCCGACCAACTACACCAATATCCTTCTTAAGACGTTCATCTACTTCGCTCATGGCTTCACTCCTTTAGCGTGCCGATTGGCTATCATAGTCGCTGAACGCCTTCAGAATTTCGGCCCTTTTTACAGGGTCGTTCCAAAAGCCTGCTTCTATCATAGCCTGTTTTCGTTGCTGTGTCACGTACACTTCTTTTTTTGTTGAAGAAGGTGCGTGTTCTCGGGCATTTCCCATTGGCGGGGCTTTTTTAACAGGTAAGCCGTTAGGCACATCCCGAGTGGTTTTCGTTTGTGTTTCGTCGTTAATACCAATGCGTTTATTCAAACGCGAAGTCAATTCAACATAGTAATCAACGGACGTGGGATCGTAACCTTCTTGCGCTAGTTGTCGATCTATCTGGTTTGCAATAGCGCTGTTTTCATCACTACCATTAGGGTTGTACCAACGGTTGTGCTCAATCCATTGCTTTGCCATGGCCGCGACCCGAGGGTCTGGCATTGGCGCTGCGGCTTGTTTAGCGTGCTCTTCTTTAGCCGTTACAAGTTGTCTTTTAGCGTTTTCAAGTTCTTGAATTTTAGCTTTGGCTTGGTCGCGCACATTTAGCGACAAAATAAATTGAGACGCATTGCCTGTTTCATTGGCCACGGCCAATAATTGTTCAGCATCTTCAATATCACGACGTGTTTCGTCAATTTGTCGATCTAAAGCATTTTCATTTTGGCTTAGCGAATTGCTTTCAACCGCCGTTAGGCGGCGCATAAGAAGCTCGTTCTGCTCGCGAAGAACTTGAAGTTCGTGTTGAGTAGCCGCTTTAGCTAGTTTTTGAAGCTCACGCCGCTTAGCGCGCTTCTTACGATTGGGTGAAGCGTTTTCTAAAGAAACGCCGCTTCCATCATCGTCATCATCATCATCATCGTCATCTGCGTCCGATATGCGAGCGTCTTCTTGCGAATTGTCGGTATCAGGTTCAGAAGACTCCGAAGACGGGCTTTCGGTTTTCGAATCGGGTAGATCATCGGTTTCTACGATGACATAATCCTTATCGTCTTCATTTTCTTGTAATACATCGATAGACATCGCTCTTCCTTTTCAATTGGCAGCAATGGGTTACAGAAAAGCTTTTACAGCTAACGGATCGCCGGTGTACTTGCCGACCAGATCGAGGTCATTAAAAATGACCATAACCGCCTCGTCATCTACGCCGTCGGTTTTTTGTCCGGTTTTTACCGTCCAACGGTCCCCGCCGTATTTAGGGACTCTTACAAAATCCCCCTCGTTGCACCAGTGTCCTTCAGGCCAGTATTCTAGCGTGTTGCGATTTTTGAACGCTAGCGGGCCAACCTTTATGACCTTTGCAACTTGGGTATTGTAATGCTCAGTTTCTCTTGCTTCTGCAATGACGATAATTCCGCCGCGCGTCTTGGTTTTTGGGGTGCGAATTTGAACCAAAACGCGGGAACCAAACGGCTCTACGCCTGGATCGGCAGCGGGAAAAGCTTCGTCAATGCTATCGTAAAGGTACTCAATCTTGTTTGCAATTTCTTGCATGTATTTGCTCCTTGTAGGTTTATAAATCGAATTTGCCACTTTCTTCGTCGGCTATGGTTTCCATGATCAAATTTATTGCCATGGCTAGCCCGGCGTACACCCCCACGGCACGCCCCAAATCGTAGGACTCTTTACCGGAGGGGTGCGATAATGTTGCGGACGCAAATTGCTTTTGAAGGTCCTCCAGCATCCGCACTAGAACTTCTACTCTCATGCCGGGGTCTTTTTGCTTGACTCTTTAGACGCGCCAATGGGTAGGCCCATAGCCATGCGCTTGTGCTGCTTGATGGGTCCTGAAGGAACGCCTTTAGCCTTTGGGCTTTTAGCCATGTAACTGTCTCCTTACGGTGTAGGGTTGGGGTTGGGGTTTTGGGGGGCATCTGACGAAGCATTGCCGTTCGCCAAATCGAGTAGCGCTAATTGCATCGCCGTATTGTTGTCGGCGGTGTTCATAGCGATGCGCGCTTGCGTTTCGCGTTCGGACCTTGCGGTCTCGGCTTGCTGACGCAGTTGTTCTTGTTCCATTGCTGCCGCAAACTCTGCTTGCTTTTCGGCGGACGCTGCTTGCGTTTCCCGCTGTTGCTGTTGCTGTTGCAGTTGCAGTTTTTGGCTGTCCAGCGCCACCTTTTGCGCATTGGCATCTTTGCGCATTTCGATGTCGGCCATAGCCACAGCAGCCGACGGGTCTTGCGGCGGAGGGCCAAGCAACTTGGCCACAGCTTCTTGAGATTGTTTGATGACAGGATGTAAAATTGCAAAAGCTTCTTGAGCGCCAGAAACTACAGACAACGACGCTTCAGCTAGCGCGGCTTCCATAGCGCGTTTGGCTTCAGGCGTTTTGGTTTGCTTCACCAAGTCCGCGTAATCTCCTGCGTAATCCTTAACCAGGTTCATGACCTCAGTGGCGTACCATAAAGCCATGTGTTCCTTGATATGGTTTACCATAAGAGGTGTAAAGGTAGGCGATATAAGGTCGCTAGCGCCTAGCGCTGGGCTAGTCATGTAAGCTAGGTGGGCTTTTAGATGTGAAATGTGATCTTGCTCTTGGAAAGCTTGCACATTTTGACCCAGCGTAGCTAAAACATTTTCTTCGATAGGGTTTTTCTCTTCAGGAGACACGTTTGGCGCTAGCAAGCTTTCAGCATCTGGTACTTTTAACGTTGCCAGAATGCGTTGTTCAACTTTGCGTCTGTCGTAAAGATCAGGAGCAAGCTGAGCACGCTGCGCAACGGCTTGAACCTGTGCAAAACGCTGCGCTTCGCTAAAAATATTAGGGTCAGAAACCGGAACTACGTCCATAGGACCTAAAAAATCGGAACGTTTGGCTAATTCTTCGCCAATTTCGTCCACTTCAAGCATGTCGCTGAGATACAGTCCGTTTAACCGATGCAAAATACGCATCAATCGGCTCATAGCGTCATGCAATCGGGCGTGAATGGCGTTAAACACCACCATGCCCTGTTCAATTTTAGCCAAAGTTGTGCCGACAGGCGCGTTTTGGTTGTTGTCGGCCACGTCGTCCATCGTTGTGCGAACTACGCTTTCGGCATTTTCAATCAAAAAACCCAGCAATTGAAATAGCACCGGGCTGGGTTGGTTAAAGGGTAACGGCATCGCAATTTTACGAATGTCGTCAACGTTCATAGGTGCTTCAATTTCGGCAACTTGCGTAGGTTGAAGGTTGATGTTTTGCCCGCCTTTTGACGCGCCTTTCATAGACAGCATAGTTTGGCTGTTGCTAATGTGCGCGCTATCGAGCAAGGCGCGCAAAGCGCCTGTAGCGGCTGCCGACAAACCGCCGATCATGTGAGTAATGCCGATTGGGTACGCCCCGCGCCAAGGCACAAATGGAAACTCAACAATCCATTCTAACTGCTCGCGGGTATCGTCTTCTTCTGCCCAGTTGCGATAAATGGACAAAACTTCACGAGTGTATTTGTCGATTGTAATTATGTAAGGCGAGGGGCCGTATTCGTCATTTTCGATTTCCGCGTATGCAAAAATCTCAAATACGGTGCGCAATCCGTCTGAGTTAAAAGGATCGATTTCGCGGCCTTCCACTTTGTCGTTAGCTTTGGCGGATTTAGTTTGATCTAATATTTCGGATGACTGAAGCAAATCGGCGTCGCGATACATGCCTGATTTGACGCGCTGATCGTAGCTCAATTGAGTTAGATATTGAACGTGCGTTTTGCGTTGCGCGCTATAGAAATTAGTGGCCGCATAAGGCAGCAACATTTCGTCGATAGCTACAAACAGAAACTCAGGTCGGTTTCTGGCACTATCCCACGTAACCTTCATGTATTGCGCACCACCCAACGGAACTTGGGTCAAAAGCTGTTCTAATTCGGCGCGAAAGTTTTGGGATTGTGTGGTGAACTGCCAGTTCATAAACTCGGCTTTGCGTTTAGCCTTGTCCGAACGCTCTTTGGTCATAGCGCCGATAATTTTAGTTTTTACAGGCCCGTCTGGCGGGAACAGCTCTTTTATGGAGCGGCTGGAAAAATCTACACAGGCTTTGGTCAACATTGGGTGCACAACTTTAGACGCGCCTGAAAACTGCGCGCCGCCGGGGGCGTCGTCGCCCAAACCTGTGCGGCGAATGCCTTCTTCGTACTGCGCATCGCGCTTTTCGCGCGCCTTTGCATCTTTTTCTATTAAACTAAGAAAATCCGTTGCTAACGTTTTTAAAGTTTCTTGCGGCAAGGTTTCTGCAAGATTGGAAACGTGTTCTTCAGTTTCCGAAAGTAGCTCGCTATCTTCGTCTTCCAAAGCAACCAGTGCTCCGCCGTCGGGCGTGTCCGTTACGCCGTACAGGCTTCCCGCGCCATTATCTAGGTTTTCGCTTTCTGAATTTTCATCGTCGTTCATGCGGTTTTACCTTAAATAGCGTAGGGGTTGACGACAACGCTAGGCGGTTTGATTTCCGCGTGTTCGTTGTTCTTTGAGCGTTTTACATCAGAAAGTAGGTTCTTGTCCATGCATAGCCTTAAAGCTTGGCTTACCGTGTCCACATAGTCGTCATGCTTAATGCTGCCCGTACCTGTAAATGAGCACAATTGCGCTAACAAAGGTTCTACCCAAGTTTTAGGTTTACCTTTGCGATTTTCGCTTTCAGGTATCCAAACTTGGCCACGGGCAAAAATATGGCTGACCATATGTAACCGCGTTAGCTTATCCGCGCGGCCAGGATTGTATGCGTACGCCGATATGCCTTCACGGTCTAGCATTTGCCGCAAGCTTATGCCGCTGCCTTTGTCTTCTATGAGCAAAATATCTGGCTTACGTCCAGACGTTGCCAGCTTATCCGAGCTTATCAGTGGTTTAATTAAAGGGCGGTCATCGTCGTCGCCGTAAGATACGTTCATTTCTTTTTTGGCGCGTTTTATCAAATCCGGCATTCCGTATTTTTCAGCCCAACAATCAAGCAACAAAACATTGCGCTTGTCGTCATGCCAAAATATGCCCCATACCGAACAAGCACTATCGTCGGGTTCGTGTGTACGTTTGTTTATAGTTTTTTCAGTGAAAGCCGTGTCCATAGACACAATGATCCAATCAAATGACGGCAGAGGCTTATCTGAAGGCCATAGCTTTATCCAACTGCGCTGAATAACGCCCCCTTCTTCGGCGTCTATAAGCTCTCCATTTAGTTCTTGACGTCCTAACTGGGTACCTTCGTACTGCGTAAGCTGTTCGAAAAAGCTGTCTGGCAAATTGGCTCGGTTTTCATAGGTAGACCCGTTGGTGATTATTCTACCTTTTTTAGGTTCTACAAGCTTGCGCACCAAATCTTTAGGTTTTGGCGTAGTAGTCCACACTACGCGTGGGTGCGGCCCTAGCCGTAAACCCATCATGGCCATGTCCCATGTTTCTTCGCCTTGGCCCCAAGCGGCTAGCTCGTCGCAATTATGAACCAAAATTCCGTTAGCAAAATATTCAGGCTCGTCTTCGACTTTCAGGCAATATACGAACTGTTCCCCCTCGAGTTGCCAAGGTTCAAGCACCGCTGTTTGATACCACTTTGGAATTTCAAGTTTGTTATTTTTGTAGGTTGAAAATACTTTATCTTGCTTCGTCAATTCGCTTAAAGCTTTCCACCCCTCGGCGGTCATAACTGGGTGATCAGCGGTTCCCGTTAAGGATTTGCCGTTGTTAAAAATTACTGTTCCGACTAAAGCTTTTCGCTTTGAGTTGGCCAACACGCGCTTTGTCCCTTTGCGTGTGGAGACCTTATCGTATTTTTGCAAGGTTTCTATGGGCGCGTCGCCGTACGGTGTGCTTACCTGAGTGCCCGCGATAAAACACCAAAGATCGGCGAATTGCGGCCCGCGCATACGCTCTGGCTCTTCCGCCGAAAACCCTCGGACGGTAGCTACGCCGTATGGCGTTTGAAAGGACAGGATCAGATTGGTTTTGTTGTACCCGTCTTTGAGTATGAACTCAGAGGGCACGACGCTTAGCAACCCGGCAGGACCTTCAAAACAGGTGTAGCGCACGTCGTTAAGCGTAGGGGCTATAACGGCTCGCGGCAAAGCTTCCTTATCGGTAAAAGCTCTGTACGCGAGCCACTGAGCGCCGGTCAGCGTGTTGTGGGTAGGCACCATAGCTTCTCCGGCCAAGTACAGCGCCGATGGGCTGGAAACCGTGAGGCACCGGCTGGGACGCGGCTCTATGGGCGTTACCGCTGTGATCATGCGATGCCGATTGCGCAGACCCTGCGACGCTTGGGGCTTCCAGGCAGCAGCTTTGCGCGGTAAGCTGAACGGCTGATACGTTGAACGCCAAGTTACTCGGTACTTGGTCCCGTAGTCCTTGCCGTTTAGCTTAGCTACACCTTGCGTCATTACGGGCTTTTGGCCAAGCGACCTAGCCAGTTCCATAACATTTAACGCTAAAATTTCTAGCGTAGAGCTAAACTCAACGTAGCCACTTGCTTTGGTACAGTGCCCGTCACTGTCTAGCAGTCCGGCAAGAAGCGCTCGGCGCTGCTCAGGGGCGGATTGCAAATAGCGAGTTGGGCAATGCTTGTTGTCTAGAACGCCAAGAGCGCGAAGGTCTACCAGCAGACCGGAGACGTAGGTGTCTCGCTTGTTGCTCATGATTTTTACAGAATAGCCGTGCTGTTCATACCGTGCTTTTACCGCTGCTACGTCGTCTTGGTGGCAAGCTACGTTAGCGCCTAGCGTAGACCCGTTTCCGAGCCAATAACCTAGCAGCCAGGGGTCAGTTGGTAATTCAGTTTGAGGGTACTGCAAGTCGCCGCAGGTGGGTATGCAATGGTTTAAATCGCCGCGCTTACCTTGTGTTACCGTATCTGCAATTTTTTGCGTGTTTACAACTTGGGGACCTGTAGCCCCCGTGATGTTGCCGTGGCGATCGAACAAGGGCTGCACATAGTGCGGCCATTCTTCTGGCCAAGTGTTTGTGTTTGGCTTGTGGCGAGTGTATTGCTTGCGCGCTTGGTGCGTCCAGGTGGTCCACAAGTGGTCGGCGTCAGCATCTATGTGCGTGCCGTCACTAAACGAAACGCGAAACATCTTTTCAGGTATTGTTATCGGGTGCGCTTCCAAGATAGTGCACGGCTTGCCAGCTTCGTCAAATACTTCGTCGCCAGCTTTTAAATCGCCGTTTAATACCCACCCTTTTGGTGTAGGTATTTTTGTATCACACAGAATCTGCTTCCCGAACCCGCGTCCTGCCAAGATACCCCATTCCGTCCAGTCGCCTGGCGGTGGAGTTTGTTTGGCTCTGCGAGTGAGCGCCCACTTGCGTTGCCATATAAGGAAACGCAATTCGTTTGGCGTAAGTTTGCTTAGAGTTTTTGCGTCTAAGGCCGTTAGCTCGGCAGATGTGTCTTTAGGCGCGTTCATCTAGGTATCCGCGAACCGTGGTTAGCCGTATATAGCTAGTGTGCAGGCGTTTGGCAAGAGGGTGCGTTATCTAAGCGTATTGTAGTAATTTCGCCGCCGCAATTTAAATTAAAATCAATTGCCACTTTAACGGCTTGCTCAGCCGTGGCTCCCATAGCCATTGCGCCCATGGCAAAATCAGCGCCCGAGCCTATTGCGGTAAAGCCAAAATGTTTAAATTCAAGCGTTCGCGTGGATAAGCCGTCATAAACCGAAAATACATTTCCATCAGGAAATACAAGCAACCCTTGCCCCTTGGAAAATGGCGGCGGGCTGCGCAAATCAACTATGCTAGTAACTTTTAAAAACCAATCTTCGCAGGCTTTGCTTTGAGAATTGTCGCCGCTGGCTCCCCACAGTGCGCCTAAATGATTTTTTATTACTTTTTCTTCGTAACCAACAAGTTGGTTATTGGCGTTGTGCTGAGTGTCCCCCGCCATAACCCCGTCCCGATACGCGATAATTGTCATGCTGTTTGCTCCTGCATGTACATTTTTAAAAAAGTACCGCGCGACACCGACGTTCGAAAAGGCCTAGGGCCGTTCGGTGCCGCGCGATTGGTTCAGGCCCAGGCAAGGGCCAGATTCTAGCGGGTTGGCCACTGCCCGTCAGTGCTACGCTATTGGCACTTAGCGTAGAGAGATTCGAACTCTGCCCAAGCCCGACAGGGGTTAGTGCCACCTTTCTGTCGGAGACCACGTGTGCGCATCAAAAAAGCGGCCATAGCCGGAATATGGCTTTTTGTTGTGGGGGTGTCAAGCGGTAAGTTTGTTTGCATATTTTTGCAAAAAATGTTTTGTGATTTTGTGTTTGTAAAAAATTGCATATAGCTTGGGGCTTGGGGCTTGGGGCTTGGGGCTTGGGGCTTGGGGCTTGGGGCTTGGGGCTTGGGGCTTGGGGCTT